AATATATAAAAATAATATAATAAATAGTTGACAACATATAAAAAATAGTGTATAATATAGATAGTAAGAAGGCAAGGTCTTACAAATATCGGAAAGGCGGTACACATGGAAGAGATGACAGATAAACAATTTGATAAAATTTTAAAAATGGTTTCTATGATTTTAGACGGTTGTAAGGATTTAGACGAAGCGAAAGAAAAGGTAAACGACTTACTGAAAGAGCAAAAGAAAGAAGATTAAGAAGAAAGCGGGCTTGCCACCGCTTTTCTTTTTGCATAAAAAAAGAGGGCAACGGCTATTAAACCGCTACCCTTTTATTTTATCCCTGCTGCACTTTTAATAGCATCCAAATCCACTTGCGCATCATATACATCTTTTTGTTTAGGTAAAAAGCATTTATATCTTGCTTTTCTACTTAATTGATAAAGATGGCTATATTCATCTCTAAAATCGTCTATATTATTGATATTTTCCATTTCATCTTTTCTATCCTGATGGTCTATGACATGAATGTTTTTTTCCGCAAGCATAGCTTCAACGATATGTACACCACAATAAAAGATAACAGTGATTTCCCAATCCGGATACTTAGCTCCATCTTTTATCCCATTATCTAAAAAATCTTTATTGTGGTAATATTTTTCTAAGTGGGATTGCTTACTTTCCATTAAGCTCATCCCTACCTTTTTTGTGAAATGAATAAGCAGGAATTGGCATTTGTTCTTTTCGGAATTGGTCTTTGTCGGCGATTAAAAATTCATAAGTTGTTACTTTTCGCTCTCTTAAAAAGCTATTTGCTTTTTTTATAAACGAAATAGTTGTTTTGTATATTTCATTGGAAACAATAAACCAAAAATCCAGATAATTTCGAGCACTTATAAATATATATATATCTTCCAGATTATCCATATCTGAAAACAGTTCTATGAATTCTAAGTGCATTGGGTTAACTTTCTCCACATCTCCTGAAAAAGAAAACTTATTTAAAAATTCTTTGTTTTTCATAAATTCTCGGTATACATCATAGGCTTTTTCAGAATTGTTGGAAAGCGTCCATTTATCAATAGTATCATTTTGCTTATCAATAAGCTCAATACTATATTGACCCAAACATGCAGATTCAGCCATGTTTGAAAATGTAGCCTCTAGTAAGTCAACAGCTTGGCTTGTAGTAATTTTATCCTTAACCTCATGTAGACCAGAAGCTTTATTCGCTAACTTTAAAATTTCTGGCGCTATTGTCACTTGAGGCTGAATTCTTTTCATGGATTGATTAGAATTATTCATACTTACACCTCTCACCACATTAAACTATTATTTTTCTCCTGAATCTGTTTTGATATCTAGTTTTATCCCTAAATCATGTTTATATTTATCTTGATATTCTGTACAAGCCATTAGTATAGAGCCAGCCAATTGCAAAGCGAGTTCAGGGGTAACAAATACGTTTCCGATTACCTCTGGTTCCTTATCTTCCCCATTTTTATCAGATAGTCCGAATTGAATATTTATCGCATTCTCGACTAAAAAAATACGGTGAGCATCTGCGAATATAGGGTTTGCAATATTTTCACTCATATTTCACCCTCCTTTATCAAAAATAACCTATAAATAGATTAAAAAACTGCACTTGCACTTTGCGTGTTTATTTTACTATACCACAGTATAGGCAGACTATTCAATACGTATAATCAATTTTATATAACAGTATATGTAATAACTTTAATTTAGATTAAGTTTATTTATCCTATAAATCCCCCTAAAAAACATGGAAATTTCCCTAAACAGGGAAACATTTTAAAAAATAATTTGTAAAAATAAAAAAATCCTCCCCTGCATTAAGCAAGAGAGGACTTTAGCAGTCGGTTAACCCGTCCTACTAATATCTTATTGTTATTAGTATAACCGAAATGTCTGCTTTTTTCAAGACTTTTACTTATTTTTGCTCTGTATCTGTACTATCGTTTTTAGTACCGCTATTTTTAAACTGCTTAAAAATCTGATTGGCATATACACTTGCACCGCTTACCAGTACACCCTGTGTTAATGCTGTAAAGATAGCCATAGCTACAGCCTGAGGACTACCTAGGTCACTGGTAGCCAGTACATAGATGATAGATAGTAAGATACCCGCCGCGCCTACTGTAAGCGGAATCAGTTTATCAGCAATCAAGGATGTTTTCTTGATTGCCATGCCAATGACATATAAAACCGGTACTAAAATAAGCAATTCTGGTTTGATATATTCTAAAAAGTCCATGTTATTTTCCTCCGTTCTGATTTATCTTTCGTATTTCTTCCATTTCGCTTTCGACAAAACCATTGCCGCCCATCGCTTTGTAGACTTCAAAAAGCGATTCTAAAGCAGCCATTGAATAGTTGCTGACGTGTCCTTCTGCTTTTGCTCTTCTTAAAGCAGTATCTATCTGATAGCGTATCTGTGATACTAAAGCGGCATTGACATTTTTAAACATTTTGTTGTTTTCAATGGTTTTTGTTATCTTTTTATTTATCAGCTTGATGACGATTGCCACCGCCGCTGATGTGGATGTTATAACGCCACATATGTATAAAATAATATCCAGATTCACACTCATAGCTACCTCTATTTAACGCAAAGTCTTAGCTCTGTGATAGGCACGCCCAAAAGACCTGCATAGCCATCTTGGCCGTTTCCTTTCTCGTTGTCATACTGCCATGCATAACCATTTGCACTGTACATCGCTTTTTGACATGGTCTGATGTCGTCAGGTGTAAAGAAATAAATTTCGATAGCATCTATTACTTTGCCTTCACCCGCAAAGCCGTTTTGGTAGTCGTTGATGTCACATCCTGTCACGTATGGAAGCCAACCCTCACCTAGTACGTGTACACGGTACTTTACACTGCCTTTATCGACTCTGATTGCAACATCAGTTATCGGTGAGCCTTGAAAGCCAGCAAAGTCATCATTGTTTTTCACCTCTGGAAGCCAGCCATGCGCCTGTGTACGTACTCGATAGTATGCGTTGATTTCTGCGGTTTGAGCTGGCGGTTGTGGTGCAGGTGTTGCTTGTCCACCGTCTAAGTGAGCATTTACAAGCTCTACGATTTCAGGAAAGCGTCCTTCAAGATACGGACCGGGACAAGCTGTTGCTGCAAACATCTTGTGCATTGTTAAGCTGCCATTTTGTGTACCGTCATAAGAAAGCCGAAAATTGTTTCTTTGGCAGATATCTGCACATAGGTCAATGAGCTTGTTAAAAGCAGTATCACTCACGTGCCAGTTTCCGCCGATTTCATCGTTTGCTACCTCTATTGTGACCGCCCGATTATCATTCCACGGTGAAGCACTTGCCCAAGAGCGATTGGCTTCATCTACGTACAGCCCCACGTTCCCGTTGCTGTCAATGCCGTAGTTCGCGCTTGCTTCCCTGCTTGCGCTTGCAAAAAGCTCACCGCACTGCTCTACAGTGAGATTGCCGGCCATATGGTGAATGGTGATTTTTGAAATCGGTTGGTTTCTTGGTGCGTTCATGTTTGGTGATAAATTTGTATATGTTACCAAGTTGCTGTTTGACATTTCTATTCTCCTTCCTCCAATACATCTTTTGCGCCTTCAAACATAGGCTCTTGCTTTAACTTTTTATACATAGATTCATAACTGACTGCTGTTTCTTTGTCGAGAGGATATTGAAAGGTATATACAAAAATGGATAAATCAAGAGGAACAGGAAAACCAATCTCGTTATTTTCTTCTGTCAACGCAATTACTTTTTCTTTGCTGTACTCTTCTCCCGTTTTTGCCATTTCCGCTTCCAGCTGCTCTTTGACTTCTTTCTGCCTTTCAATCAGGGATTCTCTTTCTTTTTCCTGCTGCCTGTAACTTTCATCTGTATAACTTTTTACCGTTACTTCAATACCGTCTACCATAGAGATACTATCTATACGATGATATGTAGTTTTCACACCTTTTCCGTTGATAAGTTCTTTTTCCAGTGCCATGTTCCTTCCCCCTTATGTTGTTCTTTTCCATATGTAACATGTGATGTATGGCTGTACAATGCTAGTCTCGCTCGTATCGCCTGTTGACGAAGCCTGTGCTACATCACGAGTGTTTGTCGATGCCTGAATCCCTGCGTTTACGCTTGCCTGTGTACTACCTTCATACGCATAGGTACCATAACTTGATGTAGAGTATTTATATGCTTGTATCATATTGTCATCACTACCCACAGTAGCACCAAAGTAACCTTTATATCCAACCTTGAATTCGTGTCTTTCCGTTTTCTTGCCGCCTGTTTTTTCTACTGTATTAAAGTCGCTGTCAGCGGTATTTACCCCTACAGGGACGCGACCGCCTCCCCACGCTGCCCATGTGCCACCATAAAGTGTGCCGGGGTTTGTGGAAACTGTTGTGAAAAATAGCGCACCCACTGGGTATGCGGCCAAAAAGCTTGATTCAACATCTATAACGACATTTCCTTCAAGCCGTTGTCCGTTGATGGTCGTTGTATCAGATACTGCTCCTACATCACTATAAGTTAGAGTAACATCCCCCGACAGAGGTTTTCCGTTCACTGTTCTTGATGTAGGTACTGCTCCTACATCAGACGCAGTTAGGGATATATCTGTTGATAGGGCTTTATTATTTACCGTTCTTGTCGTAGGTACTGCTCCTACATCAGACGGCGAAAGAGATATATCCCCCGTCAATGCTTTTCCGTTTACTTTTCTAGTCTTTGGTACAGCCTTACTGTCTATGTCTAAAAATGCATTATTGAAGTCAATCATAGAAATAATATCTGACATTTGCCATTGTGGTAGACCGAAAACAGGGGTTTCTGATGAGTAAGACATATTTTCCTCCTTTACTGAAAATCCACAGTGATTCCAATTGTCATTGCATACTGGCCTTGTGGATTGCTTGGACTTTTATCAATGTCAACGGGAATTTCCATCGAGTTCTGATCCATTCCACCGGCATACATCGGCATGGACAATTTATCGATATGAAACTGCGCTTCATTTTCATTGACATAGTATGAGTTTGTAAACTGGGTTCCTACTGTCGGAGTAGTATCTTGTATTAATGCCGATGCTTGCTGACCGTTTCCAGTCATATATATAGACAATGCCATATTAAAGTTAGCTGCTTGAATTCCTATTTGCTGATAATCCGGTGAATCCTTAAACATATCACCCTGTGCAAATTGGGCAAAAAGCCCTCTGATTGTTTCCGTTGCATAATTTCCCGTAAGCGTTACCCCCTCTGTAAATCTGTAAAAATCATTCCACGTTATCCCATTGATAGTGCTCCATTGTTGTCCCGTGACCTCTTCCCACGCAGGAATATTGCTAATTTGAGTTTTAAGTGTGATTATGATGTCCACTTCAACACTATAGGTAAATCCGTTGATATTTCCATCATCTTCTCCTACTTCAAAGCTTATTGTTTGAGGTAGATAGAAAAGAGTTTTATAGTTATCTCTATATAGTGAAGATGTGCATTCTATATCGTACTGCGCGGTTAAACTTTGTGAATCATCAAGAACAAAGTTTACCACAACGGCGCCCACATAGTAACTTCCTGAAATTTTATAGTAGGGAACATTTCCGGTTATACGTTGTCCTACTGCAAGTCCTTTTTTAAACGTTGAAAATTTTATTGTTTGTATATTATTTTTATGACTATCTAAAAAACGCGTGGCGTTGAGCATTGCGTCATTGTAATTGCTTATGGTTTCATCTTCTAAAATATACTCGATAACCCCTGTACCACCACGTTTTTCTCGTATACGGCTACAAGCCTCCTCGGACACTGCTCGGGCTGTTATCTTTTGTAGTAAGGATACCCCTAAAAGAGTTCCCCCACTTGGGTTAAACTTAAAATTGACATCATCTTTTACTTTAAGAGTATCTCCACCATATGACATAAGTACTGTATAGTGAGCCTCATCATCGTGTATTCCATTAAATCCGACATATGCGATTGCAACATTTCCGTTTAAATCCAGTCCGATTATTGTGTCAACAGAAGCAAGTTTTTTAGTACAGGTTAACGTTTTTTCGTCAGAAAAATAAAAAAGTTCAGTTGGATAAGTATAGCTTTGCGCGAGAAGCTCTCCCTCTCCCCCTACTACGCGCACTGCGGAATATGTAGCCAAACTGTCGTTTTCTACCTCCAATGCGAAAATTTCACTTTCTTCCGTTATTCCGATTGGAGCTATTGCGTTGGCACTTTTAGGTTGAAAGTTAAAAACTTTATCGTTTGTAATCTCCCAGTACGAAAGAGTGAGTTCCCCAAGGTTATCAAGCAGTTCCTTGACAGTTTCTCCCCATACATAAGACGTACTTTCCAAAGCTGTGGTGTTATAGTTGGCCACCGTGCCAACAGTACAGCCCTCCGGTACAATTCTTGTGTCGATAACCCCGGCAAATTCTCCCAAACTTTCGTTGTACCATGCGTCTCCATTATGATTACCTTTTAAAATTTGAGTTACTGTTGCGCCTGCCGGAAAAGACATGTCAACGAGAATGTTTGCGACTAAATCGGCGTTACATGCCATAACAAGGTCATACACTCTAAAATCAAGCCCTGTATATCCACTGTCTAACATCTGCTGGTTTAAAGACAAAATATTTCCTGCAAAAATAATTGTGTCCTCATCGTAAATCTGTACATAGTCATATACTGCCAGATTATCGGAATCAATTGGAACTCTGACTGATATACTGGATTCCGTTGTGTGCTCCTCTGTTTGTTCCAGCGTTCCCCCAGCCTGAATCCAAACATCTTCGCGCAACTCTCCATTTATATATAGATGTATCATTTGTATCGTTTCACCGCCGTATTTACATATTGATGCTTTGTACTGTTTTTTGAGATAGTCTTTCCATCAAGTGAAACGGGGGATTCCACGACAATGGTTATTGGAGCTTGATTTACTCCCACATTGTACGCAAGATTTCTAGTCATAGACTGTTCAAGTCCGGTTAATCCTCCCAAGGCGTTAAATCTCGCGTTTTCCTCTCTTGTAAGTACGCGTTCCCCTGCATCAAGAAACGCGGGGAAAAAATCATTTGGTACAAAATCAATACCGGCCTTAAATCGTGGGATTTGAGCATGTGGAATTTTTGGGATTGCCGGCAATCCAGCCCATGTCCACGCACTGGAAATACCGCCTGTAATACCGTTTATAATATCGACGATGGCGTTCACTATCCACTCAAAAGCTGCCGGCAAAATATTGAGTGCATTTTTGAATAAGTTTACAATCCCGTTCCATGCTTTTTCCCAGTCTCCTGTAAAAACTCCCGTGATAAAGTCAAGGACACCACGAAACGCCCCAATCAATGGGTCAAGTAAGTCTTTCACGCCCTTGATTGCATTGCCCAGAGTAGCAGAAAACATATCTGCCAGCTTCTGTATAATTGGCATTAGCTTATCAATAATTGGCATCAATACTCCTTGAAGTAAGTCAATAATGGGTTGAATCGCCATATTTATTAAGTCGAGTAATGGCTGCAAAATTGTTGTTAATATATCCTGTAAAGGTGCAAGTATTGCCTCAAGTAGCTGTGTTAGCATCGGAAGAACGATGTTTAACAAATCCATTATAGGTTGCAATGCTAACGATAAAATATTGGTTAACAACGTCATTATCGGTTCCAATACTGTTGTTAATAGAGGCAAAATTAAATCCGTTAGCTGTGTAAGCAGAGGAATCAACATGTTTCCAAGAGGTTCAATCAGAAGTTCCAGAGAACGCTTTAGTTGGTCTAAAGTTGCGTTCAATCCGTCCATCTTTTGGTCTTTCATTTCCTCTAGTGATTCCGATGTTGCATATGCTCCGTCTTCAATGCTTGCAAGTTGGGTAACCACTTCGGGGCCTAGGTCTTCCCACATCGTGCCAAAAAGGTCAACGCCTGCAGTATTTTGTTCTAGAGGGTCTTCCATTGCAGCCAAGGCATCTATCGTTTGCTCAAACGCCTCTTTTGCACTTTCTCCACCAGCTGCAAATTTTGCAGACATTTCATCTGCATTCAAACCAATCAAATCAAATCCTTGCTTCGTTGTGTTTGAACCGTCAACAACACGAATTGACATTTCCTTTACAGCATCGCCAACTTTATCAAGGTTGAATGCTCCTGTTTCGGCTCCCTTTTGCATGATTTTGAACATATCGTCAGCATCAAGACCGACTTTTGCAAATTGTACGGAGTATTCACTAATACTATCTAGCAACTCTCCCGAGTAATCCAATCCATTTTGCGCTCCTTTAGCGATGAGCGCCATCGCGGTATCACCGTCAATTCCAAATTGGGTCATCATGGTACTTGCAGCTCTTACAGATTCATTGATGTCATAACCAAACGTGTCTCTGAGCAAAAATGCTGATTCAGTAATATTTTGCAAGCTGGCTTGGTCGAGATCACCCATTTGCTGGGTTACCGTTGCCATTGCATCAGATATATCTGTAAAAGATTCTCCGTAGCCCCCTGCATAAATATCTTTCAGTGTTCCTTCATAGTCTCCCAATGCTTCTCCACTTTTCCCCGTGGAGGCAGCAAACTGAGCCATAGCAGAATCGAGGTCAGCAGCTACATTAATTGCCATTCCACCAACTGCAACCGCTGCCGTTCCTATCCCTGCAAATGCTGCCGCACCGGTAAGCCCTGCGGATGAAATCGTGCTTGTCATTCCTGACACAGCCGTTCCCAGTTGTCCGGTTGAATTCACCACAGTTGTAGATATATCCGAAGCAATATTACCCAAAGAATCCTTGACAGTGGTTGACATTTTAGATGATTTCTTTTCAACATTTGCGGTTGCCGAACCTATGTTTTTATCAATAGCTTCTCCTGCTTTCTTGCTGCCGCTTGAAAGCTCTGATTCCATCTTTTTTTCAGCCTTATCAAGGTCTTTTGATACTTTGGAGTCGTCTGCCCTGATTTCATATGTAACTTGTCCTTCTGCCATCTAGTCTCCCCCTTCCTTTGCCATACTTTGCAGCATTTCTGCGAGTTTCCACAGTCCTGTAGCCAGTTGGCGTTCTCTTTCTTCTTCCGAAACTTCAAGCCTGTAAATAGCTTTTAACCTCATAAGCTGCTGACGTTCTTCTGCGTTGTATTTCGTTGGTTTAGGAAGTGGCTTTGCCCTTATACTGATAATTTGCATAATTCTGGTTTCTTCCGGTAATCCTGAAAAAAGCGACATGAAAGTATGCCAGTGCATACGCCTCCACTTTCTCTTATGCAAATCAATTCCATATGCCTGTAAAAAACCTGCGTAAATTAGAGCCGCATCCTGTTCAAAATCAAAAACTTTCTGTCCCTCTTCTTTTTGGTTGTCACCTTGTAAAAATTTGAAGATTTCCTCCAGAAGTTTTTCTTTTTTTGATAGACGACCGTGCCAATAACCAACCAAAACTTTTATGCATAAATCCATTTTGTCGGCATTTGACAAAACGGAATCGTTTAAAACTTCAAGACAAAAAAGAACATTCCTTATATACGGCTTTATCCTGATTTTTCGCCCTTCAAAATAAAGATATTTTTGGGGCGAATTAGTGAGACTTAGCGCCATTTTTTAGAAAACATTTTCTTTCTGTCTTTTGCTAATTTTTTAATTTCCGGTACGATGACCTGCTGTATGTAAGGAAAAATGTCGTAAAGCATTTGGGTGTAATTGTTTTCATAAAATGAGATAATTTTTTCTGTATTGGTTTTTCCAAGTAAAAGCCCCATAATATCAACGATGCATGCTCCAATTGCGGTTACATCCTGTTGGGGTTGCTTTTGTAATTCAGCCAGTCGAAGCGATAGTGTGCGATACTGAGGTATCAAGCTAGGATTTATTTCAAGATGAATATTAAGTAAAAGCTCCCTGTTCTCATCTGTGATTTTCAGTTCGTCATCAAAGGTTCTGCTTTTTTCAATCGTGTACATATATCCTCCTAATAAAAAAGGCTGGAAGTATCCCCCAGCCTCCATTTTTCCTTTAATCTCCACTACTAATGGAGGGTTTTCCATCAAAACGAATTTCAAATGAAATCGCACTGTCGTCTGTTGATGCCCCTGAGAATTCCTGAATATTGCAAATCGTACATGGACATGTGATTGTTTGAGTAGCCGTTCCGTTATTAAACGACAACTTAAAAGTTGTTTGCCTGTCCGCTCCAAGACCATACTTTTTTGTGAAAATAAAATCTTGTGCGGTATCTCCCATAATTCGGCGGCCTGTCAAGGTATAAGACGGGGCCATACCTGTTACGTGGTTACGTGCAAATCCTTTGTCACAAAGAAAAAAGTATTGTTGTACGACTTCGTTCAATGCTTCCGCGAGGTTATCAATACCATCGCACAAAGGTGAATACGTTTCGGATGGTTCCGAAGCCGTTAGAATGCTCGCCTCAATCCCATAGACAGTAAAAAGATTTCCTGCCATGCTTTAGTCTCCTTTCAGATAAAATCGTATAGCCAGTGACGACCCATACAGCCACTGCCTATTTTCTTCCCGCCCTAAATAGGACGGTGGGGAAGTTGTCAAAATGTTTGCTATTTGAAAATTATTTGCCTGCGGATACGTTTTCCGCATGTTCAGATAAGTATGGATTTTCCCCAGTGTATCCGAAGCAGTTTGTTGATTATCATGTTTTCCGTTTAGGACTACCGACATTGTAACTGCGGCCTTTTTATTCAGATACGTTTCAAGGGAACCACTTGAATATGCCATTGATATTCCATTTTCAGGGGGCATACTGCCAATAGCTATTGTTGAGTATGGTTGAGTTTCCTGCGCCAGATTTACCACTGCCAGTAAAACATCGTCATATACACTCACTGTTTACCAAGTCCTTTCTCAAAAGCGTTTTGAGCCACTTTATCCAGCTCTTTTTTATAGGTGTTTACACCTTTTTCAGCCCACATCAGAGATGCATCCGGATTTACGTCTTTTGAGGGGCTCCCTGTGTAGTAAACTTTTTTAGCATAGTCAGTATCCCAGACAGCAAGCCCTTTTTGTGGTTGGCTGGATGTTAATGCGCTATCTTTAAGAGTTCCTTGGTCTTCCCGTACAAAAATGTTTCCATATTCAATCACGGATTCTGTCACAGCTATTTTCATTGACTGTGCTCCCGCATTGATTTTTGCAGTTATCGCACCAAGATTACGTTTGATTTTTACATTTGCCATTACACCAACCCCAATTCAATATGATGGATTCGCGTTGCAGGTACGTCCGGTACAGGGTCAACTGTTAGTACTTCGTATTCTCCATACTTTTGCCCCCGAGAGTTGAAAACTACGCACCGTAGCGGTTTCCCCGCTTTCTGCGATTGCTCTGCTAGGGAATCATAATCCAGTGAAGGTGTTGACCTTCTGCTATCAATAAAAAGAATTGAACGCAGCACAACCTCGGTATTTTCTTTTGTTTTTTTGACTTCGTTTGTGTTCTGGATATGAACATTTTGCACGGTATAGTCTTGCCAGCTTGGCTTTTGCCACACATCCATCCCAATACAAACTTTTAGCGTCATCATATCCCCCAAAAGGGATTGAGGTATCGGTCTGAGCATACTTGTACACCTCTTTCCAGTAGTGGAGTTTGCTCTAAAAGCACTGCGGTTAAAGGGCTTACCATAAGGTTTCCTGCTTTCTGTCCTGTGCTTGATAAAGCACCTCCAGATACAGAAACCTTTCCTACAGTAAACGATTGCCCTGCTTGTCCCGTCAAAGCTGTTTCAAGTCCCACTTGAGTGAAATACATTACTTGTGCAGCACACGCCTTTTGTACGATTTCCTGAATCCATTTTGGAAACGTCCCAATTCCTCCAGCCTTTACGATTCGATATTGCGTGATACTGTCAATCAGGGTAGAGGCACACTCGGCATAAATGGGGAATTCATCCTCAGTAATGGGTGATTTTCCATACTCTTTTACATACTGGTCATATGTAACGTATGCCATATTAAGACCCAACTACTGCGGCAGCAGAACCTACAGCAGTAGCAATATTGCCTTTTGTTTTGTTTACAAGTGCAACAGTTACTGTTTGACCGCTTGCAGTTGTAAAGCTTGAGCCGTCTGTCACTTCTGTCCACCCAGATGTTAAAGCATCACCATAGTTCACAGATGTTGCGCCAGTGTCGGATTTTGCTACATAAGCCATACCGAATGGAGCCTGTTCAGGAATGTGAAGAATTGTATGTGTACTGTCTGCTCCAGCTGTGGTAGTGATTGTGAGAGCACCGATTGTTTGTTCAGCAGCTACATGTGCAAAAATGCCAGGCAATCTTTGATTTAGAGCAAAAACATCATAATAGTATCTCTCGTAATAAAGCCATTTGCCTTTTGATTGTGCTGTCGGAGCTGTCATCATTGATGTTTCATAGACAACGGGTGCCGCAATTGCGATTGGGTCAAATAAAAGCATGTTGATTTGTTTTGCAGATGTATCCGCAACCCAACCTTCGGTAAAATCGTATGCAGTCATCATTAAATCGTCAGGTACTTCCATGATAGAAACGCCGTCCAATTTTCCGACATTTCGGTCAATGTTTCTAATGCCTGTATCAGCTTCAACAAAACGCGTAATTCCGGCAGCCTCTTTAAGTAGCTTGTATGTATCAGGACGCATTTTTGCTCTGATTCTATCTCTGGGCACTCGCTGATTTACCATATAAGCTAGGTATGTATCCCACTGTGATAAGATGTTATCAGCGGTCAATGCTGTCGTATCGATACTGCCAAAATCACTTGATGCTTTGAATAATGTAGATGCCGCGTATGCATCCATCTCGGGAACTTTTTGAAATTCATTAAAAGTTTTTGTAATATTTGCAATGTTCACAATTGGGTCTTCCTGCATGTCCATAGGATCAACAAGGGTGTCCCACTCTCTATCCATGCGCATTGTTAAAACTTGCTCTTTGGTGTTGAAATTCCTTGTAAAGTTTCCTGAAAGATTATCTCGGTCAACCGCTTTGGCTCCGCTTACAGTCATGCTTTGTACCGCTACCGCATTACCTGATACATGTTTATAGGTTGCGCTGTTAGGGCTTCCGTACAAATCTGAAAAGTGCGACCAGTAAGGGTAAGCGTTCGCCATTGCTTCTGAATATTCTGTTGCGTAGTTTAATGATTGCTGAGTAAATGCCATTTTTTAACCTCCTATTTAGACGGAAGGCCCCAAATACTTTCAATCGTTTTTCCCGTGTTTCCACTGGGCATTTGTCCTTTGACCTGCGCCCCAAACTGTGGAGTTTGCGCGGGTGTCTTGTCTTCCGTCGGCATAAAATATTCTTCATATTGTTGTTTGATAGTTTCAAGCTGCTCCAAAGGCTCTTTCCCTTCCTCCAAAAGCGAGTAAACATTATCAAGGAATTTTTCTTTTACTCCGCCCTCTTTAAGTTGAGAAGAAATTTCAATTTTCTTTTTGTATGAATCAAAATCTCTTTGGAGTGCCTTATAATCGTCACTATCTTTTACATTTGGAGCAGAAATGTTTCTTTGCGCTTCTGCTACAGCTTCATCAATCTTGACTTTTAACTCAGATTTAGGAATAAAGTCTGACATGCTGGTACCATGCAATGTCATGACTTTTTCTGCCATTTCTTCACTAAGTCCAAGACCCGCTAAAGCTTTTCTTGTAAATGCCATAAAAATCATCCTTCCTTTTAACGCCTGAAAGACAACAGGCGAGCTGCGGCGTAGTTTAACGCCATACCACAGGGGCGAATTGCGATGCAGTTTAACGCCATGCCACGAGGGCGAAATAAAAAAGAGCCGACACCACTATTTTTAGTGGTTATCGGCTCATAGGCTCTCAATATTTATTTGTATGATGTTTTTGCATGACTTGCATTTTATCGATAGTCCATGTGCAACAGCTTTTTCGCTTACCCTAAAAAGTTTCTTGCCACACTTAGGACAGCAAAACCAACCGTCTCTAATCATCTTCGTAAATCTCTTTCTTTTGAAGATTATCCCCTAAAACACGAGCAAGCTTATAATTTGCAATTTTATTCCATTTGTATTCCATCTCTTGCAGCTTGTTTGCTACTGATGCAGGAACATCCTTTTCGGCCGCCTGCATCATTCCCGCAATGCTTCGCATAATTCCTTGTGCAATTCGGAAAGTTTCATTTAAACTTCGGTACTCGGGTGAGATTTCCTCCCCACCAAATGCGAGAAGAGCATCCTTCAAACTTGGTTCTGTATATCCAAGTGCCTGTGCTTCCTCGCATACTTCATCAATTTGCTTTGCAATACATACCTTCCATTCGTCAATTTCTTCATGGTTTTCAAACCAACCAAAATCACCTGATAAATACCGATGAAGAATACCCATATTGTGGTATTGAATCTTTAAGAAAATGATTAGTCTTTGCATTTCATTCATCTTTCTTTACCTTCTTTCTCGCAGAAGCTTTTTTGTTTTCGTTATTTTCATATTTCTTTTGTTGCCCGCAAAATTTACAAAAAATACCTCGTTCGGTGCCTATGTACTCATGTTTACATATCATATCCATAAACTTTCTCCCTGTCCTTTCGTCTGGTTCGTCCTGTTTCTTTTAAAAATGCTCTGAGTTTATCTCCTTTAGCCGATATTTCCTGTAACGTCTTTTCATTGGACACACCAGCCGCTTTTTCCATTGCCGCTTTTTGCTTTGAGTATCTTATATTTCTCTCAAGGGCCCTTTGTTGTTGTGATAACTGATAAGCTTTGTCATTTTCTTCTTTGTTTTGTTCTGTTCTATCTCTCGGTACAGAGACCCCCGGGATAACTGTTATAGGATGATGTCCGCAGTTAATACCAAAAAGTCCCGCAGGCTTTCCGTAGCTGGTGGATGATATGGGATAGTACCGATGCTGTTTACCTTCCCCATCAGTAAAAGTCCCACTTGAGTTATCCCAAGAAAAATAGCGTCCTTGGTATGGATAGCACAGAGGACGTGCCCCGCTATGTCTCGATACTCTAAAAATCTCTACGCCATAGTCTTGCTGTCTTAATTTTACTGTTTCAATTGCGGTATTATGGACTGTCGTGCGAATATCCATGTTGACATATGCCTCGGGAGACCATTTTCTCCCTGCTTTATCAAAAAATCCTGTAATTCCATTCTTATGTATTTGCTCAAGTGTCGTTTTTAATGCGGTTTTTCGGCTTTCAACACCTACCGCTGCTCTCGCAGTCCCCTCATTTAAAGACTGCTGTATCGCCGCCATTTGGTTTTCTATGTTGGCAGTGTTAACAACAACCTGTCTATATAAGTCAAGAGAACTTTCCAGCATTGTGGTATTCACAAGGTTTGTCTTTTCTATAGCTTGAGATGCATATGCCCTTAATGTGGCAATAACACTTTCGCTCGCAATGACATTATCTGCCGTTGCCGCTTCTATCTTCCCAAACTTTGCCGCCTTTTTCAACTCCGGTTCTACATCTTTTGTTGCTTCTAAAGCTGCACTTTCAAGCGCAGTATATATCATCTCCGGTACTTGTCCCGTTAGCTTTGTGATGATTTCCAAGCACTCTTTATTTAGTTGACCGAGTTGTGAAAGTTTTTGCAGCTCCCACGCAGATGTAGAAAGTTTATGTCCACTATTAAAATGCTCGGCTATTTTTATCAGTAAAGCATCTACGGTGTTTGAATACACTTGTTCGATTGGTTCTGACAAACCAAGGATTTCCAGCGGTGTTAATCTTCCCATTTATTCACCCTTGTAAAAGCATTGGCCGTTTTTCCATGCCGCACATTCAGCTTTCAAGCAATCCATCATCATCTTGCTCTCAACCAATTCGTGTCGATGAAAAATATTGTAACCATTTTCATCATATTCATAATGGTTTTGATTCTGCTGTGCAACTATTTTTATAATATATGGGCATTTCATTAGCTTTCATCCTCCGATGCTTCTTCTTGACCTTCTCTTGCCTCGGGTTCTTCATTTGGAGTATCCGCTATGCTTTCTCGTGAAGCCGTTTCCATTGTATCCCACATGGATGTAGTTACCTTAGATTCCTCTTTTATCTCTTTCATTTCTTGCAAGGCTTCCTCTTTGGTATATCCTAGTATTTCAGTCATAAATCGTTTTGTGCTCATTAATCCATTGGTTTTAAGCAGGATTCCTTCGTTTATGTTTGTTTGTCTATCTTGTAAAATAGAATCATCAAAGACAACCTTTGTTTCCCATCCATGTTCCGCAAGCTCTTTGATTCGGTGCCCTTCCCACGTCATATCATATAGAGCCGCCACTTGAATAATTGCATCAACAATCTGGTCAATAGCTGCTTTCACTTGCATTTGATGACTTTTTATCGTTTTGTATGTCTTGCTGTTTTCGCTGATGACTTCCGTTGCAGTTTTTATTCCGCTGGCCTTATCAAACGTAAATGTACCTGCCGAGAAACCGACTTGCAAGCATAACATAGAAAGAAAAGCGTTGATTGCTTGTTCATGCTCCGTTACTCTCAACGAAACTGTATTATCCTGTATTTTTAACGCATCAGTATCATCTGTTTTGAAAGCAACATATGCTTCGTCAGTAGAATCAAAATAACGATGCATATTTCCGTGTTCGTCAACAACTGTGCGTAAACACTGTGCCGGGACAATAATTCTTTTCTTTCCCAGAGTAAACTCGCGGATAAAACTGTCATAGCAAATATCAAGAGCTTTTAATGTTGAAAGTGCATTGGCATATATAGATACCCCAAGAGGTGAATTGTCATCAATATTGTTCGCAATCGCCGGTCTGTAGTAGGCAAAAAGAGATGTATCAAGTCCTTGCAGTTCAGTTTCCGCATTAAGAAATGGATAGATTTCATCGAGAGGATACCTAAATCCCAATATGTCCTGCGATTCTATCTGTGAACCGCTTTTGATTTCTGACCGAAAAAGTTCATTTGAAATGTAGTAGCTGAACCCGTTCCATTTGTGCCACTCAAGCCTAGTGTAATAATACCCGTCTTTTGCTTCTCTACTGATGAAAACTCCGTCCGAAACCTTTGCGTTATCCCATGCAGTTGGTACAAACTGGTCTGCCATGCAAAATCCAATCGAGATATGTCCTGTGTCTGGGATTTCATCCCCCTTTGCATCTCTCTTTGTTTCATACCAGCACTTCATCGCACCACCGCCAAGGGCAAGAACTTGTTCAATGTGCTCCTGCATTTTTGTCCAAAATGCGTTTTTGGTAAGGGTATCAATAACGAATTCCTCCAGCAATTGCCTTTCGGTATTTTCTTGACTAACATGGATTTCGCACTGTTCCGACCATATCAATCCCGCCAGTTCTGCACATATCGCCTTTGCAGTGTCCATTCTATCCATATCTCTATAGTGGTTTGGGTCATCTATTGTTGGAGCTAAAATCCTGTGCCACGGGCGATAAAATCCTTTGTATAAATACTTCCAAATAAATATTCCGAAATAGTAAAATTGATTAAAAGCAGGGACACCGCCCAGCTCAAAAATATCTTTAAATTCTTTCGCAATCCCTGTATCCGCTTTTGCTTTTTCCATCCAGTTTCTCACCTTCTTTGACAATCCATTGAACATTGCTTACACCTACAATACATAGTTTTTATAAAAATAATTGTGCGCATATCTCGTTTCATCCATTGCGTGATTATATGCATCAATAGGTTTTCCGTTGCTATCCACGCAATACATGCCAATCTCTCGTAGAAAATCTAAATGTCCAAACCTTTCATTTTCCACTAATGAAAAATTTTCATCCGCTATACTGCTTTGAAGATACTCGATACCTACCGCAATCCCTTTACTGCTGCCCTTTATATCCTTTGCATTATTATCCGCTTTGTCAGTATAAAAACCTAGCAAATCAAACTCGGCCCTTAACGCCTTACATGCAGGGTCTATTTTGATACACGTTTCTCGCATCCCTGTAACTTGCCGACAGTAAGGTATAAACACGCTGCATATTTCTCTTGCTTGTACGGACATTGCTTTCGTTATCCCCGTTTCACTTCCGGAGTAATACCAACCCGCAATCCTCCGCAACTTATATTTTCCTTGTAGTGTTTTGGTTATCATATAGCACCCTATCGATGTTGCATCAGACAAGCCACCATCACCGGAAAAAAACATTTCAATTTTTGTTTCGCTTGCAGGTATTTCTGATAAAATATGTTTTTGAGTGTCAAACATAGCGTATATCACACCTTGCGGAATACAGCGCTCTCCAAGCCAATCACGCTTGTATAGATACGGATTCTTTGAACAGATGGCTTCAATTTCTTTTTTTCTTGCTTCCGTTATAATGGGGTTGTCGTCTATCGTCCAATGTGTCCACTGAGTATCTTGCACTTCAAACACATCTGATATAACTGGGTGATTCGGTGCTGGCGGGTTCAGGTCTGCTATATGCCATCTGTGCTTTGCAGCAAAAGTTCTGCGAAAACACTCTTGAATCATATCTTGATTTAATAAATTGATTTCTGCAAAGTAAATGCTTCCAAGCGACATACCTGTTATACTTTTATGGCTGTCTGCTTTGCCTCCACCCTTGAAGTATACTTTTCTTTCACCTTTAGATGTGTATACCTGCAAGTAATCTCCTGAGTCATCGTGCTTTATTTTTGAACCTTTGAAATAGTGAATAAGCCCATGTCCATCACCCTCAATGATTAACCTGTATGCCTGTTCTTGGTTGTATCCGACAATTAAATGATTGATGTCGTCGCTCCCTCTTAGATGCAACGCAAAACGTCTTGTAGATGCGTGCGTTTTTCCACTTCTTGGAGTTCCTTCTGCAACATCTAAGCTGTGAGAAAATGGTCGATATATAAAATCAATTTGTTTCTGACTTAGAATCTTTATCACCACTTTCAAAGAGACGTTTCAATAGCTTATTATCTTCTGCCATGTCTTGACTAATGGTATTCGGGGTTGCATTCGCCGTGAATTTGTCAATAACGATTCCTAGAGAAGTTGCGATGGCTTGCAATCCTGTCCTTTTGATTTTCTCTTCATCTTGCATCTCAAGTAAAAGTAAATCTATAACCCTGCACGCTTCAACTTTTTTCCCCTCCATATACTCCAATACATCTTGTGTATTTTCACTCTTTTTTTGTTCGCATTTTCCCGCAGTGCTCGGGTCTTTTTGTACAATAGCTTTTACAGTGTTGGGTGATACCCCGTGAGTTCTTCCGACCTCAGAATAATTTTGACATTGGATATAATCAGCAATAATTTTCTTTTTTTGCTTGTCCGTTAAACGTTTGGACATTTCCTCCCCCTCGGCTTTATGGATATTATTGATAATATGAAAAACAGCATTCAACTGAGAATGCTATCTTTCATACTGCCAATAAAGGCAGTTTTTTAGAAAGGAGTGTTATAGAAAATGAAAAAGAAGCGGTTAGCTAGCTCCCACTTCTAGTTTACTTTATAAAATCGTGACTTCAAATTCTTTTTTATTACATATACTCTAACCCGTTTTTATCCGCTTTCTCATAAAATTCGTAAGCTTTTTTGCATACGGTCGCATGAGAATAGAAGAGTTGCTCCGCCACTTCAACGTAAGACACTCCACCTATGAAATGCAAGCGAACTATATCACGCATTAACGGTTCTTTAATTTTCTCTACACTTTTTCTTATCCTTTCCATTTCCTCTTTAGAAACTTTTGCAACTGATGTGTCTGGAAAAAGTTCCAGTTCTTGCTCCAACCAACGATAACGTTCAAAGTATTTTTCTGTTTTTGTCTTTTTTCTTCGCATTCTTCTTTTCCCTTCCTATCAAACTACTTGCATACAAAATCACACAAAAAATCAGTACACTACCTGAAAGTATCGTACCTATCAAAAAGGCCCACCAGTACCGAAACACTATGGTGAAAGACATATGTAGTGCTAAAGTTATTGTTGATACTAGGAAGATAAGAGAAGCTATGATACAGAGTATCGTTGTAGTATTTTTACTCTTGTTCACTTTCATACTCCTTTACTACATGCGTCGCAATATCCAGTAACGGTTTTAATCCTGTCCTAATACTATCGACCCTTAAAATATTAGCGTTGTCATAAACTGCAATAGCATCCCATAGTGCATCTCTTAATTTAATCATAATTTTGTGCTCATCTAGTATCACAATATATAAATCATATGCAATGTCTTTTATATTATCAGACGTGATTTCGGGCAATTCTCTCAGATCCAAACTATCAAAATCCAATCCATAATACTCACAGAACGGATTATCTTTATTCTTTCGTTTGAATGATAATAATGCACCTTTGCACTTAAATATTTCAAAATTTACAATTTTCATCTTTAACCTCTGTGAGTTTTTTACACTCAACACACTTTTTAAAAGTTTTTGGTTTTTTTCCGAACGAAAACTCATGTATTGTCTGTATACAACTACATCCGCAATTCTCGCATGTTTCAATATTACTTTCTCTTCTGTTCCACACCTTCGCAGCTTCTTCTTTTGCGCAGTAACAAACAGATTCATCTACCCACTCTGTTGAAAGCTTGCACGTACTGCACTTCGCTCTTACTTGTTCGGTAACAAAATTTAGTCTGTATTCCAACTCCGTTTCTCCCCCACAGCAAGGACATTCTTTTAATTTAATTTCTTGCATTTTTGTTCACCTTCTCCATAAAGTCTATATAACGTTTCTTTAAATTTTAATTCTTCGCTTTCTTTTGTAAAATCGTTTTCTATGTAGGATTCGGTATTTAGCTGTATTTGTTTTCTTAGAAATTCAGGAAAACCATAAGGTACACCGTCCGGAAAACAATCTCTTTTAAAAACTTCTATTGTTTCTTCTAAATTCTCAAATAACTGCTCTATAAGCTCTTCCAGAGCAAAAACATATAAATACTCATAGTCTTTAACGATTTCTATACATTCTCGCGCATACTGTTCCGCGGCATTTCTTTGTGCCCCGTGGCTCATAAGCAGTTTTATAAATCTTTTTCTTGTCATTTTATACCTCTCAATATTCACATTAAGACCACAAATGATTATAATGCTCTGCGAAACTTTTCAATCCTATTTCGATTGCTTTTTCATCCGAATCACTAAGGGTAATCGAATTTTCGCAATCATACATAATTTGAAATGCTCTAATCATTTTATCCAGTTCCGCTTGCCAATTTTCAATGGAACCTAGGTATGACGGATACCCTATTACTGTATCTCTAAATCCCTTTAACCGTGGAAGTATAAAAGCGGTTAAAGTAATATCTAGATTAAAAAGCTCTCCTGCTAAATATTTTTCATTTCTTTTCATTCTTTTTAGAGCTCGTTTCCATTCATTCATATTATTCCTCCTTCATCAACGCACCACACCATTTCCATGCTTCACGTTTGCCCCAATGGCATGGCGCTCCTTCTGGCGCAACACAAATATTTTCTTCTTTAGGTCTCCAATATGCACACGTTTCACAATCTTTTGGGATGAATTTCATCGCCGCATCGCGTTCACGCTTCACCTGCTCCAGCTGCTTGACGCAGTCAAAATACCACCGCTTATAGTTTTTTAACTCTGCTTTTAGAATAAGCCGTTCACTCACTTCTCTGCCACTCACTATCTACACCTCCAAATCCATTTTTGCTCCGCAATTGGGGCAGTATCTTGATTTTGTCGTAATGCCTTTGTTGCCTACGGTGTACTTGCCGCAAGCAGAACACGCAAATACCGAGGTGCTATCTCCCCAAATATTTTTACGATGTGTTTCAAGCCATTTTCCACACTTTACATCTTTAATGTCGATAGGGTTTACTAATAAATTTTCTCTTTCTTCTACCTTTTTTGCTCCACCCCAAAAAAGCTCTCCCGATTCACAAATATACGCATCATGGCTCAAAACGCCATTAATTTTTTCAGTATATCCCGTTTTAAAACAAAAAGTTCCTTTGTAAATGAAAAATCCAACAGGGCAGTCCTTAAGCTTCACTAAATATCTTTTTGTCTCCACTTCAATTCCTCCGGCAAGCTAGGTAATGGCATCCAGTGGGTGATTTTCCACGGAAGGGATTCATACTCACTACAGAACCACTCTCCATGTAATCGGTAGTATGCTATCACAATGATACTTTCTTGTATATCTTCAAAAAATAAGCTGCATATACACCCTTGCTCTTTTTCCGGCAACCTATCCTTTACACTTATCCACTCCATATCACTCACCGCCCAGCTCAGCGTGTATAAAAATACTATCTTCTCTGACTTGCATTAAAAATTCTACTTCCACATCCGACACTTTTCGAACAAATCTACTCAAAATGTCGATAATGTAAATATTTTTGACATTTCCGCTTTTTATACGCTCTAAAACCTCATCAAATGAAATAATTTTTGCTTTCATATTACTCTCCTATCTTCATTTTTTACTATCTCGTACTATCCAGGAAAATACACATCCAAAATAACGCCTTTTTCTATAGATTCATCAGCTACTCCGATTTTTTTGCACTCCACATGACTAGGGTCTTTCACCCACTCACTACTCCATCGACATACAGTATCAAAAATGTCGCCATTTGGGTGTATTTTAACCGCCTCTTCTTCGCTCTCCGCACAGACTATCGCTGAAACATACTCATCGTAACTCGCGTTATCGTCACGCTCAATTAAGTATAAGTTCATATACATACCTCTTTCATAAAATCTTTGTACATCATGCTTGATTGAATCCCTGTATTATTCTGGTACTTTCCGCTGCTGTACAAGTCATAGTCGCCTTTTATGGTGTGATAATAGATTTGGCATACTTCAATATCAGGATAAATAATGAGTGGATGAATACAATAAATTTCCAATGTCCAGTAACCTGCAAATCCAATGTCTCCGAAACCAGCGGTTACATGGATACACAATCCCAAACGACCTGTAGAAGAACGTCCTTCTAACATAGGTACATATTTACTGGTAGTCGTAAATTCTTTTGTTCTTCCCAAATACAGCTTATTTGGTTCCAGCAATAATCCTTCTTCCGGAATTACTAATTTTTTGGTCGGATTTGGCTTTTTCATGTCCAGTATTTCATCTTTATATACCAATAACTCGTTATGTAGCGTTAAGTTATAGCTGTTTGGGTTTACTTGACTGGGGTTAAATGGATTTATCACGATATTTCCATTTTTTACTTCTCTTTCTATTTCTTTGCCTGATAAAATCATCTTTTTACTCCAATGTCACCTTTATTTTCTTTCCGAGTGCTTTGGCAATAAGGCTTAAAGTATCTAACTTTAAAGTTTGGCCTTTCTCCACAGCCCTAAGAGTATTAATTCCCACACCGGATTTTTCCGCAAGCTCTTTTTGGTGTAAACCTTTTGCTTCTCTCAACTTTTTAATTTCTGTGCCAATTTCCATTTTCCTACCTCCATATTTAGGCACTATATCAACGCCTTTCCGTGCCGTCATACCTTTTACTTTTTTTACATACGGCGTGCCTTCATGCTTGTAGCACTCTTGCGGTGTGATGCCTCTTTTCTCACCAGTATCTATCATGTAGTGACATGCATATACAGTGCCCCCTGCTCCTGTCATAGCTCTGCGATAAAAACAGCCATAGCAACGGTTATGTTTTTGTTCGTGCTCTTCTACCTTCCCATGTCTGCATAATCCTAAGATTTTATTTTTCAATCTTTCACTAGGACGTGTCTTTCCGTTAATGATTGCATTTGCATACCCTACGCATATCCCAACATTTGCAGCAAATTCTTCTTGTGTTATGCCACGGCTTTTTATAAAGCAAGTAGCTTCTTCTCCCAATGTCATTTTTCGTCCCTTTCCAGCTTATACAGCTTGTCCAACGCCTCCTGTAACGGGCAGTTTTTACACTCATAATCGTTGTCTTTGCAGATAAGAGCGCAGCCCTTTCCTCCTGTCTTTTTTAGCCCAACTTGCTTAAAAGCGGGGTAAAATTCAGTTAGGTTTTCCATGTCCACACTCCCACTCTCTGTAAAGCTCTATCCAATCATCAAGTTCCATAGTCACAAGCCACTTGCTGCGGTTTTTTCGGTGCATAACTGCTGGCTTTTCACTGGCTTTTTTGTCCGCTTTTGCCTGCGCCATTGCATCATACAGGCTAAGTCTTTCTACTCTCTTGCACTCTATGTGTATATGTGGCAGTCCTACTACGTCTGCATCTCCATTTGCCCCGCAATACTGCTGCCCTCGCCTTGTATCGTATCCATAAGTCTTTAATACTTTGGAAAGCTCCAGCTCTCCAGCTTTTCCCTTGGTTCTGCTGTTCATTCTTTCAACCTCTGATTTTTATTTTGGTCTTTAGATAAGCTAAGCTGATACTTTTTAGTTCGTTGAAAAATTCTGCTTCCTACTGCTTCATCACAAGCGATAAGTTCACGTATCGTCATTTCTGATGAAATAATTGTTATTTTGCTTTGGTTGTATCTGTGATTAAGTATCTCAAACGCCAAGTTAATGTCTCCTTGTGTAGGAGGCACTCTGTTTCCCCTGTCATCTAAGGAAGTCTTGAAAAAATCGTCTATGTACAGAACAGGGATAGTCTTTAACTCATGCATAAGCGGCTCATAGCTGTCAGCATCGGTTACAACACTTTTTATCCTGGTCGATTCATCTTTCCACAGCATATATTTTGCTGCATATCCCCGATTGATAAACTCGCCTACCAAAGCCGTACATATATGCGTTTTACCCGCTCCGACTTGTCCACCTATGAAAAACCAATTTCCTTGATAATCCTCTAAAAAATTAATAGCTGTTTTTTTGATTCTTTCTTGCCACGGTTCTTTTGCGATATATGTATCAAACGTATTTTGCCCTAGGGCGTCCTCTAAGCCACTTTTGCGCATTCGGACAAGTGTTTGCCTTACCGGCATACATTTACACTCCTGTGCAACTGTATAGCCCCCTTTAACGACATATACAACACCTTTGTTCTTGCACAGTTCGCAGTCATACCCTTTTAGTTCACCTGGTAAGGAGTTTAAATTGCGACACTCTTTTTCTTGATACGTTTCTGATGAATCAGAAAACTGCATCTTCGAAATCACTTCCGGGGGTGCTATTTTCAATATTTCTGCTTTGTAGTCCACTGTGTACATCCTCCAACTCATCCTCCCATCTCTTACCGTTTAGCCATGTTGCCGGTAGTGGGATATATCTACCGTTTTCTTTTTGCCAATCAAAAGATGCTTTTTGCGCTTCCAGTGCCTTTTTC